AAGTACTCACATCCTGAAGCTCTCTGCACTAAAGCGTTGAGCTTGTGACCGTCACGGCGTTGTTCGCTTGGGCCGTGTCAAGATCATCCAAAACTAGCACCGTTCTCTGGCTCTCTAAGCTCCTTTGTAGGTTAGTGAATGGGTCCTCGCTTTGGTTAGTTACCATACCGCCTCTAGCGAAGAAGGGAACGCCTCCACCTAGCTCGTTTAAGTAGCTAGCTTGTTGTTTTACCCACGGTATAGCCATTGACCTTTTGTTAATTATAGCCTCGCCACCCTCTGCCTCAATAAGTATACCACCACGCTCATGACTGTTGCCTACAAGCATTCCATCTGCTGCCTTTGGTATAGCTACAGCCTTTAATGATGCAAGTAAGGCCGCGCCTGTTGCTGCTGCTGTGGCCGCTGCTGCTAGCTTAGGAATAATGCCTCCCTTTGTTTCTGCAAACGCTGATATAGTAGCTTGTATTGTGTCTCTTAATGCTATTACATTTTGAGCAATTGCCGCGCTTGCTGCAAATTTATTACTGATTGCTCCTACTCCCGCAATTAATTCTTGTTCTGCTATTAGCTTGGCATTTGCTGCCTCTTGTGCTGCTGCTATCTCTGCATTTGCTGCGTCTCTAGCATCTTTTGCAGCCTTTGCGTCTGCTGCTGCTTTGGCATCTGAGACCTCCTTAATATAGGCTAATTCTGCGTCTGCATATTCTTTGGCTTGCTCTATTCTTAGCGCCTCAGCGTCAGCCGCTGCCTGTCTGCGCTCCTCATCTCTGGCTGCTAGCTCATCCTTAAAACCGTTTAATTTAGTGAGTTCGCCTGTGTCTGTAGCGATGGCCTCGCCTCTCTTGATTGATGCTTCAGCCTCTAGCGCTGCAAGCTCATTTTGTTGTTCTATGCTTAGGTTTGTGAGGTCATTAGAGTCCTTAAATAACTGCAATTCTTTCTCAGCTATAGCCACATTATCGGCGCTCTGTTTTGCTATGATTGCACGCGCTTTTTCTGTGGCTTTTATGCGATCTTCTAGGCTTTGCGTGACATCATCTGAGAAATTACGCAGCTTCTCTAATTGTGCAATCTCCTCAGCTTGTGAGACTAGTAAAGCGTTTTTTTCTGTGACTAGATCACGTTCTCTCTGGGCTAATATAGAGCCTTGCGCTGCTGCTTCTGCGATCTCAGCACCAAAGCCAGAAACAGACTCTTTTAAGGTGTCAAATGATTGGCTAAAATTACCAGAAAAAAACTCTGTTAATCCCTTAGCTAAAAGGCCTACTCTTCTAATTACTACAGCCCAAGTGTTTGCCAGAATAGAGCTTACATCCTCAACCAAGGCCATGCCTTGAGAGGTACTCGCAAACGCTGTGGCTAGCGTACCGAGAACGACAACGAAAGCGCCCACGCCTGTTGCAATCAGCGCGGTCTTAAATGCCTTCAATGATGATACACTACCTTTGACAGCTTTAATGCTTCCCTTAAATGCTGAGCTAATGCCGTTGATTGATACACCAAATACCTCTGTCTCCTTGGCTAGATCGCCGAGGGTATCCTCATATTCCTCCGCTGCATCGTTGGCCTTTTCTGTGGCTTTCTCCACAGCGCCCATATCTTTGGCTGCCTCTTTTGCGCCTTTGGTTTGTACTTTTAAGGTTATTACTTCTTCTTCTGCTGCCATTATATTGGGATTTCTATAAGCTCTACTCTGGCGCTCGTATTCAATCGCCATTGCTCTAGCTTGTTAATGTAAAAATATGCGTTATAGTCCTCAACGTATACAGGCGCTAAGGGGTTTAATGTCAAAAGGCTAATGGTTGGTATATTAATCCACGCCTTAATAATGAAGGGCTTCTCCATTGAGTCAACAAGTAGTTGATAATATTCTGTTTTGAGATTATCCCACTTCATTGCGGTTGTAAACTCTGCACGCTTTGCGGGTTGGTTTGATGATATTACCTCTCCATTATAATGCATATTATAAAGGCTTGCATCCTCTATGCTGACTACTTGCATAGTCCTTCCATTTGCTTTATATCTATAATATGGCGGTATATTTACTGAGGTGCTACTTGTGAAATTAGTGCTTACCGTGCCGCTTTCTTTTGTGGCGTCTAGCGTTACAATACGGCCAATACCAGTAACAATATCGCCAATATTTCCCTCAAAAGGGTGGTTAGTTGTAAAGTTTAAAGTGCCAGAATTAGGATGAAAATTGACAGCGCTTTTAAAATACTCTACATCCCACGCCGCGACCGTTGATCTAACATTTGGCACTAGGGCTTCGCCCAAATCACAGGGAAAAAACTTTGACTGAATGATAGTTCCAGATAATGGCAGCGTCTCAGAATTTACAGGGAATGAGCTATCCGCATCCGTGCGCTCTACTATATCATCATCACTATATTTCAGCTCATTGGTTTGGCTGTATGTCTTAAATGTGTTGTATATCGTTTTTGTGTTATCTGTGTTTAGTACTAGGTTTTGAGATGTAGCCGTTTCAAGCCCCTTAAAGTATTTAAGCGTGACCACATTATTAGCCTCCACCGCGACAATGTTTTGCAGCTTAAAAATCTCCCTTACAAAATCCCTTTGGCTAATCTCTGGGAAATAATCTTGAGGGTTTATGGTGGTTGTTATTGTGTCGCCATTAGTATACTGATTATGGAGCAAGGGCATAGCGCACGCTACAGCATACTTGGAATATTGCGCGTCCATTTCTGAGGTATCAAAGGTTAAGCCTGTAAAGCCCGCAAATATCTTAGTTAATACTGAATGACAATATATAAAAAAACCCGCCTCATTCATTTCCGCAATATTTGGGCTAGAGCTTGGCAATAATCTCTCGCTTTGATTGGTTACCCATTGAGCGTCTGGGATAACTACGTCCGAGGTGGTGTCTGTTTTGCTTATTATTCCTGTAGGCGTCCAATCAAAGGCCGTAAATGATAGAGCGCTAATGGGTAAGTCTGGCACATCTGAATAGAACTTACTGATACCCCCAAAAATCTGGATTGTGACTGAGTTCTCCTCTTGTGTATCTATCACAAAATAGCTATCAGATAAAGCGGGCATATCATTGACCAATATCTCACATGGTATAGTGCCAACAGCCACCGAGTCAAAGCGCGAGATTGTGGGCAAAGCTGCCCCTAGTATATCCTTATTCCTTGAGGTCAGTGGTAGGCTTACCCTACGCGAGAAATCGCCATTACGCGTCTGTAAATTACTGAGATCGTGTATCTGGTAAGTAATATAAAAGCGCTCCGCCTCTCCTTCGAATAAATCAAAGCTGTCGCCATTGGATAATATTTGTAGCTTATTCGCCATCCTCTATATTACCACTAGGGAAAAAATCATCTGAGTCTAAACTATTGATCCATTGCTCTATTTCTGTCATGCTTCTAAGGCTTCAAGTCTAGTTATTAAATCAGCTATTATGGTTTGTTGTTCTTGTATTGCAGCCGTTAACAAAGGCACTATTTTGCTTTGATCAATACCTTGATAATCGGGAACGGAACGCGTCTCCATTACGGCTTCGACTGCTTCGGTTATTACGTTGCCATCCTCATCTATTACCGCTTCTACTCTTGGAGTTAGTTCAAACTCCTCATCTCTCATAGCGTCCTTTTCTCCGCTTATGGCTTCGGGGATTATATCTTGTACTTCGTGTGCTAAAAATCCGTCTACTATCTTATCTGCATCAGCTATGAAATTAAATCGGCTAGGCTTTAATTGGTTAAGCCTAGATAAAGCATCTGTAATAGGTGTTACATTTTCTTTTAATCTGTAATCTGAGGATGTTGCGTAAGATGTTGTTGAACCCGATATTATAATATTTCCTACATTTTGGAGTACTCCGCCCGTTTGATTGTAAAATCTTTGTATATTTCTTGATGAAGTACTATCTGATCTAAAATATAATTGACTATATCCGCTTTGAGGAGCAATTGTAAATCCATAATCAAAACTTGTAGCATTAATTAAATTGCTTGATATATCACCCCCCGATGAGATGCGCATACGTTCTGTAAGTGTAGCCGCTGACATTGTGGAAAATGTCATATCCGAGGTTTCTACCCCAACACCTCCATTTGTTAAAATAGTTCTAATTTGTCCTAAATTAAGTTTTCGAGAAGAATTTCCTAATCCCGACAAAACCAAAGCGCCACCATTATTCCCGATAACAGTACCATCATAAACATCTAATAAAGTTCCCGTACTTGTCGTACCGACACCACTCGATGGATTATCAGTTCCAATACCCACATTACCCCCCGATGAGATGCTGAGTTTTGTGCTTAGAGTTGTACTTGCAAATGCTCCCGATGTTTGAATCTCAATGTTTCCCGATTGATCAGTATTAATACTTGAAACGGGATATGCGGCATTATACATTTGCAATTTACCGCCTCTATTTTGTCCCTCTATTCTTATTTCTCCATAGGAATTGCTCGTGGTTTCCGTAACGTGCAATTTAGCTTGAGGATTAGTTTCGTTAATACCCACATTACCACTAAAAGTAGCATCACCCGTAGTGCCGTCAATAGTTAGCGTTGGCGTATTTACTGCCCTTTCAAAAACTATATCTTTTTGATATGTTCTGATAGTTAAAAAATCATCTTGAATAAAATATGATATCTCCGCTTTTAATACTGATGCATTTTGGAAATATAGCCACGCTGTGCCGCCTGACGCATCGGTTGCGTTTATTGTTACCGTTCCATTACTTGATTCCGCTCTTAATTGTGGTGCTTGTAATATGCTATTTATATAAGTAAGGGCTGCATAACCTGTTAGCGCGCTTGTGCCATCCCAGACAGCTAATTGATATTGCGTGCCTGTTCCTGTTACATCCCCTGTTGGAGCGTCTACCATAGTAAGGCTTTCGCCATCTACTGCCACGGTTAGGAATTTACCCGCATTTGGTACACCTCCTAAATCATCCTTATAATTGACAACGCTTTCACGCTCATCTGTAAGCTGTGCGCGCTCAGTTGTTGGCGTAATTAGCTCAGTAGTATTATCTGGTAAATTGGTGTTAAGTGCTAAGGTGCTGAGTTCGGTTCTTGTTTTCTTTGCCATGTCTTAATTGTATGCAGCCGTAAACGCCACGTTTAGGTGGGCTTGGCTTGGTGTTAATGAGTAGTTAATCGCCTCGAATACGTTGAAATTGTTAGGCATTTGTAGTTGTAAAGTAAAGCCGTTATTGGCGTTATCCGTGCTGTACATATCACTTAGATTATTAGAGGCCACCACTTGGACAAATTGTGAGCCGTCACGCGTTAATAATACGCGCACTGATGTGCTTCGCTTTATTTCTGATATAGCTAATAAGTCATCATTGCTTAATTGATCGGTTTGACATATCAGTTGTTGCACCCAATCATTAGCTACCCTTATATTAGTAACTCTAGCGCTTGCATAATCTTGATTAACAGCCCGCGAGGAGGCTATCCCTGTGGAGCTAGCGACTTGGACCTCTTGTTTGATGTCAAATATATATTGCTCATAAGCGCCTAAGCTGTTGAGGTACTCCACAAAAATAGGATTAGAGCAGTCCTTAGTGACCTTATAATATACCGTATTTAAACTCTTACCGCTTGGCGTTGTAAACGCTGCACTAATCCAATGACAATTTAACGGAATAGCTGTAGTATAGTTTTGAAGGTCTAGATTTTGCACGCCTGTAGTGCTAGGTATTGCCGCGCTTGACAGCGTGCTAATTACGCCTTTATTTATGTCTAAATATTTGATAGTTAATATAGCGCCCTCAGATGTAGGGTATAAAATGCCTATAGTCCTTTTAAAATTAGAGTAAATTCGCGGCTCAATCCACTTTGTCAATGCTGTGTTTAGTCCTGTAGTGCTTAACACATGATTGTATAAGTTAGCACCGCCAGAACTATATATCTGCTTCTGGGCATATATTGCAAAATAGCTATTTGCTGAGTCAGAACTAGGCGAGGTAAATCCTGCCCAACTCTGAAAATATCTTAGTTTAAACTCTACAGATACCAAACCATTCTTTTCGAGGTATTCTGTGAGTATCTGGCTAACATCCAAAAACAAAGTGCCGTCATCTTTTGGGCTATATTTAAAGGTAGTCGCTATTAAATTGGCCGTATTATCTGCATTCCTAATTATAATATTGATCTTAAAATTAGGCTGTGCTTGGTCTGTAGTGGTTAGAATAAAAGGTATCTGAGAGCGTGACGCATTCGCGGCACTTGTCACTCCGTCAATGGTTCTAATAGGTTCGCTTGTTATTGTTAGTGCCATTATCTTCGCTTTACTTTTAAACCATTAGTGAAATCTATGCGCATCTTCTGGCCCATCTCCTTCATTAATTTAGTCCTTGACTCCTTGATTGCTTGGCTTATGCTTATTCCCTTCTGGCCTTGCTTGATTTTAGTGCCGTTTTTTACTATGCTTTTACCAATGGCAAAGGCTAGCTGCTTGATTGTCTGCTTTGGATTTGGCTGTACGTCTGGTTTGGCTGTAATCCATCGCATTAAATTGTTGATAAACTTAGCACCTATAGACTTAGGCTGTGAGCCTACGCCTGTTTGTAAATATTGGAGGTACTTTGGCCCTCTGAGTTCAGCCTCTAGCTTCTGATTTGCCACTACTCTGAGGCTATTCGCCGCGTATCCTGTAGCGTCTCGCCCCTGGCTTTTAAGCTGTGCAATTAGATTGTCCTTAACATCGTTAAGAAATTCCCTATAAGCGTTATTGAAATCAAGCGCATTCAAAGGTGTCGCGGAATATAGGTAAAACAAAAGATAGCTTCCATCCAGAAAGCAGCTCACTAGTAATATTTATAGACTCAATCGCCTCTAGTTCGTAGCCGTCTATAAATGAGCTTAGAGCGATGATATTAGAGGAGTTTAGCTTGTCGATCATTCCATCAACTTTAGGTTTTAGATCGTCTAATATTACGTCGATTTGTGTTGCTGTGTCATCCGTTCCTGTGCTTAATTTTAAGTAGTAAACTTCGACGCTGTACTCCATTAATACGTTATTAGTCTGGGAATAGGTAATATTGTCAACCGTTGGCAAATTAGCATAAACGCCAACACCATTGGATAGGTCATAACTGCCCACCAATTGATTAAGGTCGTTTGGGTTCGCTGCCCTTAAGTACGTCAAGCCCTGAGCTTCGATGATGCTTTTTAAGGTTGTTGCGATGATGTTCATATTTAGCAAGTATTATAAAAAATATTGCTGTAAAGATACAGAAAAAAAAGCCGAATATAAACGCGACTAGTAACACAATTATAGAAATACTCATGTTTTTCTTTGGATTTCTTGAGTTTTAGAGTTAACGTAACCCATTTCTCGATTCAACAAAATTAAATTATTAACAAAAATGACCTCCATTTCCCATATATCATCGTGCGTATATTGTGGATAAGTTTTGCAAAGCTGATCTATTAACATAAAGTCGCCCCATTTCTCTAGGCGCTTTGATCCCGCCATCTCAAAAAAGCTGTTCATTTTTATCTGCTCCGCTGTCATTGGGACGGCTGCCAATCTATTAGATAAGTCCTCTTCAATGCGTTTAAGCTCCTCAAAAAAAAAACGCACCAAGGCCAGGCCAATACAATGGGCAGCGCTTCAATGGCTTTTTTTATAGGTTCTAGCTTATGGCCATCAAACTTACCATCTATTAAGGGCTGCGCATAGATCGCCAGAGCGTCGGCCACTATCTCGCGCATATCATCTTTGTCCTGGGTTAGCTTTTTAAGCATAAATTTCTGTCCATAGCGCTCAAAGTTTAAGTCTTTGGGAAATTTGATTTGATGGCCTAATATAGATAGGTCTTTTCTGGGCCTATGGTCTAGCTCATTCATGCCGTTCAAAATTAGCTTTTCGTAAATGTGCTCAATTATAGGGCTCAAATCTGCCCTTGTATTTTCTAAATGGGATAAGTCTATATTTGAGAATATACTTAGTAGCTCAATCGGTTCGCTGTTTGGCCTCATTGCGGCCCATTGTTTGACCGTTATCTCCTCCCATGAATCAGGTATCTGACCGCCGATAATATCATCATCGTGGTATATTTTAAATCGTTTCATCGTATTGTCACAGCCCCCCTTAGTGCGTAGCTTAGCGAGTATCTGACCGCGTCAACCGAATGATTATTTAAATCTAGCGGCTCATCTGTGGGATCATTATCATCGTTCAATTTATACTTATATTCCCTAAATTCCTTGATGGTTTCTAAGGCCTCCTCATGTATAAATATCTGGTGCGTTCTAATAAATCCGAGGCCCTGTCTTATTGAGTCTTTGCCCTTTTTAGCGGGCTTTATTCTTATGCCTCTATTTCTGAGTTCCTTAATGGTTCTCGGCTCATTATCAGCGTATACCTTATGCACTCCCAAAGCGTGCAACTCCTCGGCTATATCTCTCAATAGCATTTTAGTTCTAAAAAATACTTGTTCAATATAGATGGCTTGGTCTACCTTGGTAACTTTCACGCATACGGTAGGGTCATTATAGCCAAAATCAATGCCGTAAAAGACCTTACCTTCTGGGACGTAGTTACAAATATGCACTTGATCAAAGACTAGGTTTCTGGATTGTACCCATTGACCCAACGTATAAACGTTATATAGGTCGATATCTGTTTTCTTAAGTCCCTCTATTTCCTTGACCATCTCATTGGGTATGTACGGATTATCTTTGTAGGTGCTGACATCTAGTTTAACGTCTTGATCTGGCCAATGTTTTCGGTCATCCTCTATATATGTCTTGCACCAATTCTCTATACCCGCGGGGTTATAATCCAAGATACAGAACTTTTCACACCTCATTATTAACTGATTGAAAGCCTCAAAAGGTATTGTATTTGCCTCATTCAAATAAAAGAATGTGTTCTGTCTACCTCTCAGCTTAGCGCTGTTTAGGTCGTCCGTACTAAAAAACTGAACTATTCTGTTCTCAAACTCTAATTCTAACAACGTTTTCCTGTGATCCACATAATAGTAGATGTCCATATCTTGGAGTAAATTAATAAACTCCTTATATGCTGATGCCCTTAATGCGGGCAGCGTTTCCCTTATAACTGAGAATGTACCTTTGGGGACGTAGTCATCTCCGAAATAACCAGAGGCTAACCAGATGGCAATACCTTGCAAAATGCTGTGAGTCTTGCTTGATCTTGCGCCACCCCTGAAAGCGTTAATCCTCTTCTGGCTTGTCCAAAGGCTTTGAAATACTCGCGTGTGCCGTAGTCTTATAGTCCTCATATTCAATAATTATTTTTGCGTCATTTTCTGGTACTAAAAAGGGGATGCGTTGTATCTTGGCTTTTTTAAACTCGAGCAAATTAGCCCAGAATAGTAGCCTATCTTTAGGGGTCAACTGCTCTATGTCATCCTCTACCCTAGCCTCTAAGAGTTGTAGTGCTTCGTCTACGTTCATAATATTTTAATCGTTTTAGAAATGTAATATAGTTCTCTTTTTTTATCCTCTTTTCTAATAGCTCCTTGCGTGCTAGTTCGTAGGTTTCAAAAGGATTAATCGCGGGTTTGTAATAATAATCTCTCAAAATCTTCCTGTTTTAATGATACAATAGTCCCCATATTATTTCGCTTATGATATACGACAGGGACTTTTTTTGTAGGCATCCTCTTCAATATGTCATGCAAGCTAGGTTTTAATTTCTCAACGGCCTTGCATTGGATGTAAAAGTCTGTATTATCTATAATATCGACGCCTAAATCATCCATTCTCTTGCTCTCTGATCTGCTAGTGACAGCGTCATAGCCTAGCTCCTTCAGCCTATTCACTATCTGTAGCTCATAGGCGTGGCCCTTTGCTCTGCTGTTTATCATTTTTGAGTCGTTACCTTTGCCAGAGCTTCCCTAAGAGTAAGGGTGGAGCGGTCCCCCGCGTCCCCCTTCCTGTCCAAGTGAGCATTTTCGCGCTCCCTTGCTATTTTATCCAACTTATCCATGATAGACTCGCGTATCTGGTTCGGTGTTATCCTCCCAAATACTTTGACTTTGCCTGTTTTAAAGTCATCTATGACGTCAATAAAAACAGAGAGCGGCTCATATTTAAACTCCCTATAAAAGGCATCCATCATCTGCGTGAGCGCTTGAGGATCAACGTCATTATATAGATTACAAACCCCATACATAGCAGCGCTAACAGCCGTTTGAACTCTTTCCACCTGTTCACACTCATTGAGAATAGTGCTTAATGATGTATTCAAAGGCAGTCCGATGTCTTGATTTTCTTGTCTGGATAATTTCGTCATAATACGACTCGTTAAATAAATAAGTAAATGGATTTTTGCGGTATCGTTTATCTGGTGTAGACTCCACATAGTTAACTACATGGAATATGCACTCTTGGCGCGTCATTGGGTCGAGCTTTTGCCATGCTTTTAGGCATTTCTTGCGCTCGATTTTCTTATCATATAGTTCCCAAAACTCCTCGAATGTTGGGCCTATGTCTGGTTCTCCGTTTTGCGTACTCATGATTCAAATGGGTCTTCGCCTGTGATCAATTTATCGAGCTTAATATTCATCAATTCAAACTCAAATTTAGCAGCCTCTGGTAGCTCCTTTTTTGGCTTTGGGCTTACGGTGTACTTGGTCTCTAGTGCGTCCCCTGTGCGCGTTATTTTGAGGTCATACTCGCGTGGGTCCCCCCAATCTGCATCATTAATTAAATTCATTATTGCCTCCTGTATTGTCCTCTGGTTTATCTGCCATATCTGGACCGAGTTAGCCTCATAATTCCAGACGGCGCACGCCCAAAAATGTTTCGCCTTTTGTGTGGCGTGTTCGTCTTGTATATCTCTCATATTGGAAACCCTTACAGGCTTTTCGGTGCCGTGTATAGATTCCCACCATTCCCAGCCTGTGATGGGATTGCCTAGAAATCTGAGTATAGTATCTCCTTTGAGACATTTGGTATAGCCTCCGCCGCTTGGCTTTGGTGCTTCGTAATCGTTTGGTAGAAAAGTCATTTTTGTTTGGTTAAAATGTTAATAATTAATTGTTGTAAAGTAATAGATTCACTTGCGGCGCGTACTTTTAAAGCCGTGTGAATGTCGTCAGGTATTTTTATGTTAATCCTCATGTAATTTTGGTTTTAAGTCTGCTTCTAACGCCTTAAAATATGCGGCGTTATCTTGTACCATCTTGAGAACTTCATTTTTTACGACTTCTAAATGTACATTGTCGCCGCTATTCTTGCCCATATCATAGGCATAAGATAAGAAATTCTTAAGTGATCGTTCGGATATTGTATAAGTTTTCATAAGTATGTCTGTTAGATTCATTACAAACCTAACAAACATTACTTAACTAACCAAACAAATAATAATTTTTTTTAAACTTTGAAGAAAGGCGCTGCTATTTTCTGGCCTGTGGTGGTCTTAGTATTGAATTCTGGGTATATTGTGAGGTTGTCACGTAGGAAAGTTTCAACGTCTTTCTGGTAGCTGAGGGCTACGGCGTTGGCTTGGGTTGTATTAGTGC